AGATATAACCGCGCAACTAGCCCCTGCCATTATGTCGCAGGGTTACGGCGCAGGTGTTTATAGCTTTGGCGGTTTATATAACACAGGTACAGGCGCGCCTTTTATGGATCGCTTTGTAGCTTTGCAAGTACCCGCTGTTGCTAGATGCCGTAATTTAATTTCAGGTGTTATTTCAAGTATTGATTTAGAGCTATATAAAAAATCTACAGGTGCAAAATTAGAAAGCCCTCTATGGCTTGATCAACCTGATATGCGCCAGCCACGTAGCGTTACAATTGCATACACAGTAGATAGTTTGCTGTTTTATGGCGTTAGTTATTGGCGCGTGACCTCATTGTATGCTGATGACGGGCGGCCTAGTGGTTTTGAGTGGGTTGCTAATACTCGCGTAACAGTTACAACTGATGAAACAGGCGAAACTGTCCAGTATTACAGTATTAACGGTGTACGTGCGCCTATGTCAGGTATTGGCAGCCTTGTTACTTTTCAATCACTATTACCTGGCGTATTAGAAACAGGCGCGCGTACTATTCAAGCTGCAATTGACGTACAAAAGGCAGCAAGTGTTGCAGCTGCTACACCTATGCCAACAGGCTTTATTAAAAATAGCGGTGCTGATCTACCTGAGGCACAAATTAGCGGTTTGCTAGCTGCTTGGAAAGCTGCACGTGCATCACGCAGCACAGCGTATTTAACTAGCACTTTGGATTATCAACAGGTTGGCTTTTCGCCTAAAGAAATGACCTATAACGAAAGTAGCCAGTATTTAGCTACTGAGATTAGCCGTCTAATGAACGTACCCGCCTATTACATTAGCGCGGATATGAACAACAGCATGACATACCAAAATATTTTAGACGGGCGCAAAGAGTTTGTTGCTTATTCTTTGCAGCCTTTTATTAGTGCAATTGAAAACCGTTTATCAATGGATGACATTACAGCGCACGGTAACGTTGTGCGCTTTGCATTAGATGAAACCTTTTTACGAGCAGATACAGCTGCACGTTTGGATGCAATTGAAAAAATGCTCAATTTAGGTTTAATTGACTTACAGCAAGCTCAAAGTATGGAACAGCTAAGCCCTAGTGGCCTAAATGAGGGGATCAATCCAAATGGAACCAATGATATTAACCTTTAGTGGAAACGTTGAGGCCGTAGATAGCGGCGAGCGCCGCACTATTGCAGGTAAAATTGCACCGTATGGCGAAATTGGATATACCTCAGCTGGCAAGGTTGTTTTTGCTGAGGGCTCAATCGTTGCACCTGAACCTAGCCGCGTAAAACTTTTAATGTCTCACGACAACTCAAAACCTGTAGGGCGTATGCAGAGCATTACATCAGCTAAAGACGGTTTATATGCAAGTTTTAAAGTAAGTGCCTCATCACGTGGTACTGATGCCATTTTGCTAGCCCAGGAGCAATTAATGGATGGCTTATCCGTTGGTGTTGAGGTCACAGCATCAAAGCCTGAAAAGGATTATCTCCTGGTCACCGCTGCCACCTTACGCGAGGTGTCACTCGTTGAGAGCGCTGCTTTTGCCAGCGCCGCGGTGCAAAAAATTGCTGCACAAGCTGGCGAGATGCCAGTAGATGCAGCTTTATCTACAAGCACAAAAGTTACGACAACTAACACCGTAATAAACACAACAACAACCGAAACCGAAACCGAAACCGAAAGCGAGGCCGCTGTGACTACAGCCCCCGATCAATCCGCACCTGAGGCAGTAGATGCCACAGAGCAGGCTGCACCTACAGTAGAGGCAGCTCGTAAAATCATCCTACCTAGCGCGCTTAACTCACAGCGCGTACGCACACCTATTGTAAATATGGGCGCTTACACAGAGCATAAAATCAAAGCTGCTCTAGGAAACGAGGACTCAAAGCTATATGTAACAGCTGCAGATGACTCATTTTCAACAAACCCAGGATTTAACCCAACTCAGTACCTATCAGAGTTTCCAACTAACACACGCTTTGGCACACCGTCTATTGATGCGTGCAGCCGTGGAGTCTTGCCTGCAAATGGTATGACAATTAACGTACCCTCTTTGGTTACATCAGCTGGCGGCGGTACAGGTGTAGCACCTGTTGTAACCGTAGAGGCTGAGGCTGGAGCGGTACAAAATACAGGTATGGAAACAGCCTACCTAACAGGTACAGTAAATAAGTACTCAGGTATGAACACAATCTCTATTGAGCTTTTAGAGCGCGGATACGGTGACGGCAATTTCTTTAGCGAATTGACAGCACAGCTACAAAACGCTTACTTAAAGACAATTGACACAACAGTAAATGCTGCACTTATTACAGCGGGTACTGTTGCAACAACCGCACAGGCTGCAACGTCAGCAGGTATTATTGGTTACGCATCAGAAGCATCAAAACTTGTTTATGAGGCTACTGGATACTTTGCTAATAACTATATTGCTAATGGATCACAATGGCAGCTATTAATGGGCGCAACCGACAGCACAGGCAGGCCAATTTACTCAGCAAGCCAGCCAATGAACGCGGGCGGGTTGACTCAACCTGGCTCTATTCGCGGTAACGTATTAGGTCTTGATCTCTATGTAGATAAGAACTTTGCCGCTACTACAACTGTTGATGACTCAGCAATCATCCTTGCACCTGAGGCATTTACTGTTTATCAATCACCACAGGCTTATATGTCTGTAAATGTTGTTTCTAACCTACAGGTACAGGTTGCTATTTATGGATACATGGCAACAATTGCGAAAATGCCTAAGGGTATTATTCGTTACAACTTTACCTAAGATAACCCACTAATAGTTTGGTAGGGCTCTTAGCCCTTTGAGCCCTACCAAACCTTTTAAAGTAAGGAGTACACAAATGCCAGCAACCTACGTTACGGCTGCAACACTTAAAGCCTCTTTGGGTGTTGGCACCCTGTACGACTCTTACACCTGGATTGAGGACACCTGCCAGGCAGCACAAGATTTAATTAATGGCTTTTTGTGGTTTGACAGCGCACCCGTTGTTGGCACAGCTTTGGTAGATAACGTAGCAACAGTAATGGTTGCTAACCCTGGCATTTTTACTACTGGCCAAACCGTAACTATTGCTGGCGCTGGATCAACTTTTAACGGCAGCTACACAATTACAGGCACATTACCTTTTAGCACAGGCACAGCTAATATTTTGCCAGCGTTTAATATGCAGCTTAACTATTGGCAATTTCCACAGGGCTACAGCTTTATCCAGTATGCAAAAACAGCTGCCAACCAAAACTTTAGGCGCGTTTTGCCATACGGCACTATGACAGGTGACGATACAAAAACAGCAACGTATGCAAACACACCTGCAATTAATGCAGCTGCACTAATGCTTGCTGAAAATATCTGGACAGCACGCTTTAGCACACAAAACGGCGGCACAAGCGTTGACGGCTACAGCCCTAGCCCGTTTAAAATGTCAAATACACTTATGGCCTCTATCAGAGGGCTCTTAGCGCCGTACTTATCACCCGCGGCTATGGTGGGATGATGACAGCGCCTATAACTACTTTACGTACAACAATTGCTACGGCTCTTACTAACGCAGGAGTATGGAGCGTTTTTGCCTACCCGCCCAGCACCGTATTAGCCAACAGCGTATGCGTTGCCCCAGCTGATCCTTATATCGCCCCAGGCAATAACTCATACGCCAGTATTTCGCCTATGGCTAATTTTAAAATTATTATGACCGTGCCTATGTTTGACAACGCCTCAAACCTTATTGGCATAGAGGACACAATAGTAGCTGTGTTTAAGAAACTAGCAGCAAGCTCTATTGTTTTTAACGTTACCGCTGTATCCGCACCTGCCGTACTAAGTGTTGCTAGCGGTGACCTTTTGACAGCTGATCTACAAATATCCGTACTAACGAGCTGGGAGTAATAACGTGGCATTATCAGATGAAGAAAAAGCATTTTTAATCAAAATTGGGCAAGGTTTGCCAAAGGAGATTAAAGAAACCCAACCTAAAGAAACAACGACACAGAAAGTAGAGGAATAGCCCAAATGGCGATTTTCTTATCAAACGGCGTAGTGGCTACTCTAAATAGCGTAGCTCTATCAGATCACGTAACTAGCGCAACAATCAACCGTAGCTTTGATGAGCTAGAGGTTACAGCTATGGGCGATACCGCTCATAAGTTTGTTAAGGGCTTAGAGGCCAGCACTATCACTTTGGACTTTCTAAATGATGATGCAGCCTCAGGTGCGGGCTCTGTTCGTGCAACACTACAGGCTGCCTGGGGTACAACAGTAGCCCTAACTCTAAAGCAAACAAGCGCAGCGGTTTCAACAACCAACCCGCTATACAGCACCACAGTTTTGGTTAATAACACAACCGACATTAACGGCGCTGTTGCTGATGAGTCAACACAGAGCATTACATTTACTTGTAACTCACCTATTGTAATTACAACCGCATAACAAACTAGAAAAGGGGCTAACACAATGGCACGACTTAAAATCACAAGGGCTGGCGGCGAAATAACAGAGCATCAAATTACGCCGCGTATTGAGTATGCCTTTGAATTATATGCAAAAAAAGGTTTTCATAAAGCCTTTAGAGATGACGAAAAGCAAAGCGATATTTATTGGCTTGCCTGGGAGTGCATACGCACAAGCGGCGAAACAGTAAAACCCTTTGGGGCAGAGTTTTTAGATACCTTAATACGCGTTGAGGTACTAGATGATGCCCCTTTGGAATAGTGGGGCGCGGTAACTTTGGTTACCTCATAGCGCAGCTAGCCGTTGAAACGGGTATCGCGCCCCAGTATTTACTAGACCTTGATGACGTAATGCTACGCAATATGATTAGAGTTTTACACGATAGAGCTAAGGAGCTACAAAATGCCAGTAGAGCTAGAGGGGGCCGTACAGCTACGCGTAGCTCTTAAACGCTTTGCCCCTGATCTAGCAAAAGAAACTCAATCCGAAATGGGCGCAGCTTTAAAGACAGTTACCCAGGTAGCACGTGGCTTTGTGCCTAGTGACGGCCAGGTATTGTCAGGTTGGACTAAAAATATATCGGGTATTGAAAACCTGACCTATAGGCCTTTTCCAAAGTTTAACTCAGTACAAGCTAAGGCAGGCATTACCTATAGCACAGCACCCTCAAAGCCAAACAAAAACGGCTTTGTGGCTTTGGCGCGTATCCTTAATAAGTCGGCTGGCGGTGCTATCTATGAAACCGCTGGCCGTAAAAACCCACAAGGCCAGCCTGTCTATAAGCGCGTGGGCCGTGTCTATCGCACAAGCGGTAGTGAGGATTACCCAACCGCAGATTTTCAGCTCAACTATTACCTACCGCCAGGCGGTGACCGCAAGGGCTATAACAACTCACTCAACCCTGATGCTGGCAAACAGTTTATTGATAACCTCAACTCAACAGGCCAGCTAGTCAACGCTCGGCCTAAAGGTATGGTTGGCCGCCCTACAACAAAGCAAACGGGCCGTTTGATCTATCGCGCCTGGGCTGAGGATAACGGCAGGGCAAACGCAGCTGTAATTAAGGCTATTGAAAAGTCATCAGCTATGTTTTATGAGCAAACGAAAAGAGCCGCGTAATGGCAACTGATCTAGTAATTAATATAGCCAGCCAGTTTTTAGGCAAAAAATCTTTTGCTGATGCAGACAAAGCCACTAAGAAACTTACAGGCAGCGTTAAAAATCTAGGCCGCACGCTAGGGGTAACCCTGAGCGCTGGGGCCGTTTTGGCTTACGGTAAAGCCTCAGTTAAGGCAGCTAGTGATGATATTAAGGCACAAAAACTTTTAGCTAACAGCTTAAAAAATGTTGGTTTAGCTTATGCCTCAGTTGACGTAGAAAGTTTTATCAATAAGTTACAAAGCCAAACAGGCATTTTAGATGACACGCTACGCCCTGCCTTTTCTAACCTTGCAGCTGTAACGGGATCAGTAGCACAAACTCAAAAGCTAATGGGGCTTGCCTTTGATGTTTCAAGCGGGTCAGGCTTAGACTATGCCTCTACTATAGATTTACTCTCACAGGCATACGTAGGTAACACAAAAGGCCTAAAGCAATTAAAGCTAGGTTTAACACAGGCCGAAATTAAGGCTATGTCGTTTGATGAGATAGTAGATACCCTCAACCAAAGGTTTAGCGGGTCAGGTGCTATTGCCCTTAGCTCTTATACAGGGCAAATGGATTTATTGAAAGTATCAGCCTCTAACGCTAGCGAGACTATCGGCACAAGCCTTTTGGGTGCTATTAGCTCGCTAGGCGGTAGTGACGGCATAAGCAAGGTAGGCGGGCAGATCGAAAGCGCCGCATCATCACTAGCTAACTTTATTGACAGTATTGTGTATCTCAAAGAGCAAATTGCCAGTATCCCAGGGGCAGGCATTGTTAAGGGTGCCTTTGGCCTTGTGGGTAACGTACTGGGCCGATTTAGCCCACAGCGCTTAGAGGAGCTAATTAAAGAGGTTAAGGGGCCACAACCTTTTAGCCAACCTATGAGTTTGGCAAACCAAGATACAGGCCGAGCCGCTTTGGCAGCTGCTAAAAAGGCTGAGCTGGATGCTATCAAGCGCAATAAAGAGCTTGCTAAATTGGCTAAAGATCAGGCTAAGAGTGCAGCTGCTACCGCTAAGGCAAAGAAAGATCAGGCTGCCCTTGATAAAGCTGCCCTGGCTTTGGGCAAAGGTCAGGATGTTTTTAACCTGGATGCTATTCAAATCCAAGCTGCCCTATTGGCTAAACAGGATGAAATTAACAAACTCGGCGTAAGCGCTACAGACCAACAACGCTTGCAGCTTGCTAATGACCTTGTGCGCCTGACAATCAAGCAAGACATATTGGCCCTAGAGGATGCAATTGCTAGCAAAGATGTTGCAGCTGCTACCCGCCTATCCGAAAAGTTAAACAAAGATTTACAGATTTTAGGTACTTTACAAAGCCAAAGTTTTAAATTAACAGATATTAAAAATATCCTGGATAGCTTTAAGCCTAAAGAGCTTATTGATCAAGATAACCTTAATATGGCTTTGCTGAAAATAAAGGAGATGCTAACCCTGTTAGCGCAGGCAAACAATCAAGCTATGGGTAAATTGCCTACAAGCGGCTCACTCGGCTCAGGCATACCTGTCGGCGATTACATAGCCCCTATTGATACTAAGGGCGGCTCTATAGAGGCAATTATTGAATACGCTGATGCGGCTACTGAGCGCGCTAACGCTTTTGCTTTGCTACAAGAACAGCAAAATTATGCCGATTACCTATCGCTTATTGAATACCAAAAGGGGCTAGGCGATTTAGGGGGCTATAGCCCTACAATGAACACAGGCCGCGGCTATGGTGCTACAAGCGCCTCAGCGGCTACCGTCAATATTTACGCTAATACAATTGCTAACCCTGATGAGCTTGTAGTTTTGGTACAAGATGCCGTGCAAACCCTTAACCGCCGTGGTGATAGCCTGACAACGGCAGGTGCGCTATGACAATCCCAGCGGTTAACGCCTTTATTAACTTTAGTACTGGCGCGGTGTTTGCGGGTGATTTATATTTAAATACTGGCAGATTAAATATTAATACTTTGTCAGGGCCTACCCTTATTGTGGATGTTTCAAACCTGTTAGATAGCATTACTACTAATAGAGGCCGTAACGCCCAGGCGGATCAATTTCAAACAGGTACTATGTCTATGCGCCTTATTGATCAAAACGGGGATTTTAACCCTCAAAATACTAATAGCCCTTATTACGGGCTTTTATCGCCTATGCGTAAGGTGACAATTGGGGCAAACTATAACGGCGTTGATTACAATATCTTTGCAGGTTTTATTACAAGCTATACAACCACTACACCTAAAAATGCTAATGATGTTGTTTATACAACTATTACAGCTGTTGACGGTTTCAGGCTTGCCCAAAACGCCCATATAACTACGGTTGCTGGCACAAGCGCTGGCCAGTTATCAGGCGCTCGCATTAATGCAATTTTGGATGCTATCGGCTGGCCCATAACCCAGCGTGATATTGACACAGGCTTAACCACGCTTTTGGCTGATCCAGGCACAGCTCGCACGGGCTTGGCAGCTATGCAAACGGTAGAAACTAGCGAATATGGAGCCCTCTACTGTGGCAAAAATGGTGACTTTGTTTTCCAAGATCGTACAGTAACGAGCGAAAGCATAGGCGGCACGCCCGTAGTCTTTAATGATGACGGGTCAGCCATTAACTACTTTAATGCGGTATGGCGTTTTGACGATACCTTAGTTTATAACCAAGCCAGTATTACCCGTACTGGCGGTACGGCTCAGGTATCTAGTAACCAAGCCAGTATTGATAAATACTTTTTACATAGCTACAACCAAACAGGCTTGCTAATGCAAACTGATGCTGAGGCTAAGGATTATGCTAACTGTTACGTGGCTAGCCGTGCTGAGACATCTAGCCGTTGTGATGCTATTCAGCTTGATTTATATACAGCTGACTATGATGCGGGTATAACGGCTGCCCTTGATTTAGATTTTTTTGACCCAGTAACCATAACGACTAACCAACCTGGCTCATCAACGCTAACAAAGACTTTGCAGGTGTTTGGCATAGCTCATAGCATTACGCCTAACAACTGGAAAACGACACTAACTACCTTAGAGCCAATTATTGACGGCTTTATATTAAACTCATCCATATACGGCTTGCTTGACAGCGGCGTATTAAGTTACTAAAGGAGCAATACTATGGCCGCAGGATTAGGTTTTAAGACCTTTACCTCAGGTGAAGTTTTAACAGCCGCCGACACAAACGGCTATTTAATGCAGGGCATTAACGTTTTTGCCAATGCCTCAGCTCGTAGTGCAGCTGTGACATCTCCAGAAGAGGGCCAGTACTCATATCTTAAAGACACTAACGCCCTTGAGTATTATGACGGCGCAGCCTGGGTAGGCCAGCCAATAGGTGACATAACAGCCCTTACAGCTGGTACAGGTATTAGCATTACAAATGCTACAGGCCCAATACCTACAGTAGCCATAGATGCTGCAGCAACACCTCAATTATCCTCAGCTAATAGTTTTACAACTAATCAAATTATTACTGGATCATCTACAAATCCAATGTTGCGAATTACACAAACAGGTTCAGGCAACGCAATCACGATTGAAGACTCTGCAAACCCTGACTCTACGCCAACAATTATTGATCAAAATGGCAAAATTGTAATTGGTACAACCACCGCAGCAACAACATATCTTGGTGGTGCTGCAATCGTTCCACCAATGCAGGTTATTGGAAATACAAATGCCACTACTGCAACGCTTAATGCTCGTTACACAGCAGATGCCAACGGCCCTTATTTCAACCTGGCAAAATCTCGTTCAACGACTTTAGGAGATGCAACTGGCGCGGTTGTTTTAGGAGACGTTCTCGGTGGCATCACAATGGCTGGCTCTGATGGAACTAATATGGTCGAAGGTGCAAGAATTCAAGCATTTGCAGCAGCAACACCTGGCACGGCGCAAATGTATGGTTCGCTGTCTTTTCAGACTTCTAACGGTTCAACTTTGCCTGTTCAGAGATTGCTAATTGATCAAAACTCCAGAGTTGTGGTAACAGGTTCATTTGGTCGTGGTGGTGCATTACAGAAAACAGCCGACTTTACTTTGGCAGTTACTGAAAACTGGATCGTTAATATGAAAACAGGCTCTGGTCTAGTTATCACTTTGCCAAGCGCCTCAACCTTTGGCGGTCGTGAGGTAATGATTACAAACTGGCAGGCTCAAACAGTTACAGCCTCAGCCTCAGTTGTAGTAAAAAATAACGGCGGTACTTCAACTGCAATCTTGCCTGCAACAGTTGGAACTTGGGCCACCTTAGTATCTGACGGTACTAACTGGATTATGACTCAATATAAAGATACTTAACATCTATGCAAAAAAGTTACAACGGCTGGCCTGCATCTAAGGATCAGGCCGAGATAGGCATAAAGTCTTACGCTGTGCCTGGCAGCAATATCAAGTTGCGGTGCGCTGAAAAAGTTGCACCGTTGCTTGTAGGTTTTGCCGCTGAGTTTCATAAACTAATTGAGCCAATTGATCAAGGCGCGTTAGATGATTGGGGTTACTGTTTCCGTATGGTACGCGGTACTACCAACAAGCTCAGTAACCACAGCTCAGGTACAGCTATAGACCTTAATGCGACACAACACCCTTTAGGCAAAATTGGTACGTTTGAGCCAGGCAAGGTGCCTATGATCCAGGCACTAGCTAAAAAGTATGGCCTAACCTGGGGCGGCGATTATAAAAATATAAAAGATGAAATGCATTTTGAGGTAGCTATCAAACCTGAAAAGGTAGAGGCGTTTATTACAAAATTGGAGCAAGCAAATGCCAACTAGCACACAAGTAAGCGTAGGTACAACAGCTACAGTACTAGCTGCCGCCACAAACTTTGATCAAACCGTATGGCTGCACAACTCAGGGGGCGGGGTTGTTTTTATTGGCGCTGCTAACGTAAGTACAACTAACGGCTATAAGTTAGACAATGGCGATAAAATGGAGTTGCCCGTAGGAGATCACGAG